GTTTATACGTCTGTACCCACCTTGAATGTCAGGTTCAAAGTTCTCTAGTTCTAATGCTTCTCCCGGCTGCATAACAAAGTTAGAACGATTTAAAACTAAACCACCCTCACAGTTAAATGCAACAGGTTGTACTTGTGAACTATCAGGCATTAACTAATAACCCCAGACATAAAGCTAATAGAACCCCGTGGTCTTAGGACAACGGTTGATCTAACATACTCAAACTTATTAATAAGAAGACTCTGCATGTTCTTAATACCTTGTTCAAATCGTTCAAAGTTTAATTGGTACTGGTTTAATTCACCACGGTATTGATAAACATAAGCAGTAGCACCATCTACTATGATAGGTGCAAAACGTTCTGGGATACTTGTAGTATCTCCATGTGCAGATAAATCAGAAGGAAACGTAAAGAAATCAAAAGCTATTGTGTAAGCTTTATCAGGGTAAGGATGCAGTAAGTAATTATTATCAGGTGTTCTTACAATACTCTTAGGTACTCCACCCTGTTCAAACTGTGTAACTGCAACACCACTAGAGTATGCAGCAGCAGTAGTACTGTTAGCACCACGTGTACAACCTGTAATGTCATTGCCTGATACTGCAGTGTAAGTAATTTGCTCATTGCCAATATGGACTGTGCCAGCAGCATCAAGTCCTGTAGTAGAGGTAAGAGTTAGAGTAGTTACACTATTAGAATGAGAACCATTTAATGTTGTAGCAACAACATCATCTTCTTGGTCAGCAAGTCCGTTTTGAATATACTCATTATAATTCAGCGTTGTAAGACTATTACCTGCCACATTTAAGTCAGAGTCTTTTTTAATTCTTGCTGTACTATAATCAATAGATTTGGTACTTGTAGGAACAGCATAACGGCTTTGTCCTGCTACTACAGCAGTAGAGTTAGTAGAGTGATTAAAAGAATAACCAAACTCTCGTTGATTAATATAACGGATAGCTTCATTGACTGCATTCTTACATTGAATCTGCACACCTCTAGCACTGGTAAAGTTAGCAGAAGTAAGTTCTACCTCATTCATTCGTGTAATAACACTGTTGCTTAATGTAAGAAATGTAAGGGCCATTATGTTTCCTTAAGATGCACTAAAGGGGCCAGCACAAGGCCAGCCCCTAGAGTATATATTTTTATTACAGCAGATCACGTTGGGCTTCAGCAGCCTCAGTGTGAGCAGCCGAAATATCAGCAATTACTGCATAGACACGAAGGCGTCCAGTAGCAGCAGCAGCACCAGCAATAACAACATCAATGGTATCTGCAGCGCCAACAAGAGCTAATGCAGCAGCCGCATAAGTAGATGCAGCACCTGTATTTACAATGTTAGCTTCACCGCTAGAACCTTTTACAAGGTATGTACCAGCAGCAGCATCAAGCGCAGCACCATCAATGATGTCATCTCCACCAGCATAGTCAATATTACAAGTACAACTTGCAGTAAAGGACTTCATGATTTCCGCACCAGCAGTCAGGACTACTGACTCAGAAGGGATTTCAAGTAGTTGGAAAATGTCACCATTAGCAATAGTAGCACCTGCAGTAATCATAGCATCAATATCTAAGATTGCCTCAACGGTGCGTACAGCATTACCTACAACTGTTGGAACAGCAAGAACATTTGCCCCAACACCAGCGGTAGTACTGACAGTCATATCAAACGTAGCCATATTATATTACTCCCTTATGCTGCGTTGTAACGGGCAGTAACGATTGCTTCTGGACGAAGAATCTTACGACCGTATAGATGCATACCACGAACAATGTCAGCAAAGCTGTCAGGGTCACGATATGATTCTGTTTTGTTGATTTGCTCGGCAGTTGCCACAGCAGAATCATGACCAGCTACGATAATCCCGCAATTAGTCAATTGGTTAGCTGTACCTGCTGTACCTGCCCCACTGCCAAGTGCTGGCAAATTGGACGAGGAATATACACGAAAGCCGTGGAAGTTGTTTACGGTCAAACCGTTACGCAATCCACCTGACTCACCGAAATCTGCATTCATAAAACGTGAATCTTCATCAGCAAGAATTTCCATGAATACTGGATCAACTACCAGCCACCGACCTTGTGAATCAACCTGCTGTTGATCAAGCAAACGTTTCATACGTGAGATGATCATTGCAGGAGATACAGTTGCAGTTGGCAACGAAGTAGCACCGGGCATACGTGCAGTCACAGGAATTGAGTGAGTGCCAGCAGAGGAAGTAGTAATGTTGCCAAAGTCACCTTTATGCAATTGCATAGAGGAGAGCAGTTCGTTAGCACCTGCAGTAGCTACAGCCTTAGAACCATTAACAGTTGTGTTAAGGGCATCGCCTTTGCTGTGCAAAGAAGACTGCTTATAGCCTGACATGTACGCAAGAACTTCTTGGTCATGGTTGTCAGCAAGACGGTATGCTGCACGGCTGGTTGCAAGGTCCATGAAATTGATGTGGCTGTGTGCCTCCTCAATATCGTCCATCTTAAAAGCAAAGTAATTAGCTTTGTCAATGACTAGTGTGAAATCTTCATCTTCTAAATCTTGTGCTGTGACATTTGTGCCACGTGCATATTCAGATACTGAAATCTCAGGTTCTTTAATGATCTTGACGGTATCACCTTGTGAGGCAATCTCCCCAAAATAATCAGAATTAGTAATGTCTCCAACAATAGTAGACTTGCGGAACGCAAGCTGTACTTTTTTGGAATAGATTACAGGACTAAAATTACCGTTTGGTAAGTTCCCATAACCTGTTGCGGTTGTAAAAGCCATAGTAAATCCTCCTATGATATTGTTTGGCTTAAGTAAGCTAAACAGAATTAGTAAGAGGCTGATTATTTTCTAGGGTGCAGATGTATTACAGTTTGCCAACCATTATACTACTGGGCCTGTACTTAGTCAGGTAGTTCTTATCCGTGTTTAGACTTTATGTGAAAAGGGTTAGTAATTGAGGTAGTCCTTAAAGGAGGCTCTTTGTTACTATACCCTTAGTTATATTGACATTTTGTTTTTTGTCAATAGTTATTATCGGGCATTACCCGAAATATCGTAAATAAATTTACCATTACGCATTGCAAGGGTAATTTCTTCTTGATTTTTCTCAAACTGTTTGTCTGACATTTTAGCAACATCAGATTCTTTAATCATATTTTCACCTTCACTAGCATCAATAGAAGTCTTACTGCGTTTACTTACAACACTTGCTGCTTCTTTTGTCTTAGCTTTCTTGGCTACTTTAGTTAAACCTTTATCAGATTTATAAAGATCAATAACTCGTATGACAGATGCAGGATCGTCAGGGTTTTCATACAAAGCATCTTGAACCCACTTAGGTTGCTCATCTGCCCAATCGTGAAACTCATCTGAACCTTTTAAATCATCAAAGTCCTCATGTGTTTTCCTGATCTTACTCTCATAGGATAGTCGAGTGCTTTCATAATTAGCATCATCTATTTCTTGTAACCGTTTTTCTGCTTTACTAAACATTGACTCTGCTTTTTTACTAGCAATAGTTTCTACAATAGTAGCAACATCAGGGTATTTATCTATCCAAGCTTGTACATCTTCTTCAGATTTAGGTGGGCGAATAGAAGAGTCATTCATTCTACCTTCAAGGGTTTCAAACTTTTCTTTCCACTCAGTTTCTTTCTCACTCATATGGCGTCTAAGATCACCATATCTTTTTTTAAAAGATTTTTCTTCTCTTGATAACGTCTTTTCTTCATCTTCTGTATCGGACGTTTCTTCTTCGGCAACCTCTTCTTTAGCACCTTGGAGTTCTTCAAGCTCTTTTTCATCCTCTTCAATACGTTTACGATTACGATTGTTGTGGTTAGGGTTTAAAAACCCTGCAACTTTAGGGCTTTCCATTGTTTGTAGTTCAGGCATATCCATCTCCTTTATGTTGGGGCCAGCCGTAGCTGGGTAGCCTTATTGTTATTATGGATAGATTATTATTAATCTATTTTTTCTTTTTCTTTTTCATTAAGCCGCCTTTATTAAGGCCGGGGCCATAATTTTCTTCTAAATCAGATTTAGTTCTTTGAGAAGTTTCTCTTGCTTTACTAGATGTACCTGTATATCCACCACCTCTAGAAGCTTTATCTGCTCTTTCTTTTTCATCTGCTTGCGCCCTATCTCTAGCTCTTGCATCTTGCATACTTTGTATTTCAGCATCTGTAGTTCTATCATTATCAGCACTAGTAGATGGGCTTGCTACACTTGTTGTACCTGCTGGTGCTACTGGACCTTCTGTACCTCCTGTACCTGTTGACTCAGGTTCTACTACAGTCTCATCTCCTGTGCTAACACCTACAGATTCCATCCAAGCTTTTAATTCTTCTTGAGAAGTTTCTCCGTCTTTGTTACCAAATTTATCTGCCCTTCTTTCACCAGCAGACCTTCTCATAGAACCGGGTGCAAATTTGTTAGCTGCATCAAGTATTCCTGCACTACTTGCAGCAGCATTAATTTTAGCATCTAAAGCATCAGCTTCAGCTTCAGTAATTAAACCTGCTTTTTGATTTAATTCTACTGCTGCTCTTGCTTTAGAGATATTAGTTAATTTTGAAATGCCTGTTGCTATTTGTACTGCTGGCATTCCACCAATCAAATTCCCAACAAAACTTTTATCTGCTCTACCACTTTCAGGTTTCATACCTGATAATTGATCGTCTACAAAACTATCAATGTTAAGTATGTCTTCTTCTTCAAACCAACTTTTACCAGAGCCTCCTCCACCTCCACCACCAGAGCCTCCTCCACTACCATTATCATCACTTGTTCTACGAGCAGGTACACACTGGAAGCCATTCCACATACGACCTTCACCACACTGACCTACATCAGGTGTAGCTACTGATGGTGCAGTAACTGGATCAGAAACTACAGGAGTAGGAGTAGCAGTGATATCAGGAGTTACAGCCTGTGGCATACCCATTCCTGATGAGCTACTAAGACCCGGTACTCTAAACCTAGCAAAAGGATCAGGTGTACCACCTACAGCCATCTGTTGACTTACAGGGTTAGTAACTTGTGCAGGGGTATTCCTTGGTTGCATTTGTTGTGTATTAGCTTGCTTAGGCATTTGACCTACAGCTATACCACGTTGATTTAATTCTTTTGCAATAGCAGGGTTTTGTTGTGCCATAATAGAAACTTGATCAATGATACTGTCAATTTGATTAGGGTCACCAAACATACTAGATACTTGACCACCTTCAGCAAAACCTACTGATGTACCTTTTTTATTAACTCGTTCATTAACCACAGGATCATTTTTAACTGTGTAAGCAATCTTATCCATAAGACCACCTTCATAAGCACCAGTGGTCATCATAGCTTCTAGTGCTTGTAAGTCTGCCTCAGTAATACCTTGATTAGTATTTTGTGCCATCTGTTGTTGTGGTTCAACAGGTTCACCACCTATCCTACCATTTCTTTCCATATCTTGCAAGCCTGATTTTGCTTCCATACGTAAATCTTCAAAATACTTTACACCAAAAAATCTGACTACATCAGCAGGTACGACATACTCACCACCAGAAAGTTGTGCTGGTATGTCATCTCTTACTTCTTCAGCAAGAGAACCAGAAGGGATTTCATTGCCCGATACAGGGTCAACATTAAGGCCATCATCTCTAATGCCACCTTCTTTAAGTACCATTTCCATTTGTTCGTCCATGTTTAAACTAAGCCCCCTTCGGCAAATCTTATTTGTTTAGTTTCATCTACTATATCAGAATCAAAATTAATTATTAAATAGTTTTTATCACTATCAAATTGTAATCCGTCTATCTTACCTTTTGTAAAACTAACTTTTTTATTTGTTTCTGACCTTAAAATTCTTAATGCTTTCATCATAGCATCTTCATAAGTTTCTTTTGTTGATTTTTCACCAAGACTATGTGCTTTCATTAAATCATCTACAGGTGGGATAACTATTGTATTAGTTTTTTTCTTAACAGCCTCTCTCATTATAGATAATAGTCCAAGCCTAATACTGTCACCTGTACCTACAGGGGTAATATCTGTAGGTGCAATAGGTTTACCACCTAAAGAGTTTAATATTACTTCTTCAAGTTTAGTTTTTAAAACAGGAGTTCTTTTTACTGTACCTTTACCATAAATTAAATCTCCTAAAACATTAAGTTTTATTTGATTCATAACAGCTTCAGGAAATGCACCGGGACCAGTAGTGTTTCTTAATATGGCAGTTGTTTTAAGGCTATCATTAAAAGTTGCACTGATAACTTCAGCAACTTCATCTCTATCTAAATCATTAGCAAGAAATTTTTTCTCTACATCTGCAAGGGTTTCAGCTATTTCTTTTAAACCTTGATTTACTTTATCTGTCTGTACAGAAAAAGCATCATTTTCATCAACACCAAAAATACGATTAAATCTATCACTAGTAGGTATAAATTCAGGTGGTCTTCCAATTTCATCTATTGCTTTAGTTAAGTTAGTAGTCAATGCTGTTTTAACATCTACCTCTGGCGCAGTTGAAATTTTTGCAGTTTCTTTAGAAGTTTTTTGTGATGCAACTGCACTAGGTTTATCTGCTCTAACTTCTGCAGGTGATTTCTGTGCAGGGTCAGCTTGTATTTCATCTACTACAAATACGTTTGTAGTTGTATGTTTGTTAGTCTTTCGTTTGCTTCCATCAGGGTATATAATAGGAATAAAAGAACCTCTTACATGAGCAAGTACAGTTTCATCTTTATTATCTACTCTCCAATGTGCATCTGATTTAGGGTATGTACTACCTCTAGAATTTACATTAGTAATTAAATATTCTACATATTCAGAATTAGGGGATTGTCCACCTTCGAAGTTCCCTCGTCCAATTCTAAAAGTTTGTTGTCCATTTGTACTTGTTGGCATTGCAGGGCGATTAAGTATACTTGGAGGGGTCGGAGTATTTTGAGAGGTAGCAATATTTATAGGCTCTAGTGTAAAAATATTCATAGGCACTTGTTGCATACCTTTCCACTTAGGTTGATTTTGATACTTGGTAGATAAAGAAGTAAGTTTTTTTACTATTACTTGAGGTACAGATACATTTGCCATATACCTTAACTCTTGTTTACTATACGTTCTATTAGGGTTAATACCTTTTTGACCAATAGTTGTGTCACCAGTTAAAAAGTCTGTTACACCACGCATAGGTGCATTTTCTAACATGCCTGACCAGTACAACTCTCTCATATTTATATTAGGTGCTTTTTTTGTAAGGTACTTAATAACATTGCTACCTTTTATACCATTTTTACCTACAGGTAAGTTTTCTATTGCAGAATCTATAGAACTATAAAAAGGATTTTTATCTCCAAAGTTAGAATCATTTACTAACTCTCTAGTTTTAGAAGTTTTAAATAAAGGATTAACTAAAGACTTTGGTTTAGTTATTGCATTAGGACTAGGTTGATCTACTGGTGTTGTCCCTTGACCTGTTACTTGTGCACCTGCAGTTGTAGTTTTAGGCTTAGGACTTTCTTTTAAAAAATCAAAGTCACCATCTGCTAAAGCTTGAAGCTTGCCACCCAAGTCTGCTTTAATTGCTGGCTCTGCAGTTTTTAACAATTTAAAATACCCACCAAAAGCATCTATTGCATCATCTAGCATTTGTATACTTCTAGGCCCAACCATTCCAGCAAAGGCTTCTCCTGCACCCATAATATCTCTAGCTGCAGTTTTTTCATCCCTTAAAATTTGATACCCTATTTCACCTTTGTCTTGACCCAGTGCATCAGCAATAGAACCTGCAACAAAAGTAAGTGCAGCTTCTCCTGTTTTAAATCCTGCATATCCTAGTCCAGCAAGATAGTCATTAGTTTGTCTAAAGGCTTGATAAACTCTAGGATCATCTTTAGGTAACATTTCAAACACAGCACCTTTACCAGCTTTCATAAAAGCTTCTTTAGCTTCTTGTAAAGGTTTAGCAGCTAATTCTATAGCAGTATCTAAAAACTCATCGTTAGGCTCATTAAACTTTTTAACTATGTTTTCTGCCTTGCCGTCAAGGTAAGGCTCATCTGCATGTGGTACATCTCCACCATGATTAAACTTTTTAACCCCATTATCTTTAATAAACTTTTCATAATCTTCCATGCCCTCTGCTTCAGGGTTTTTTGTAAAAAAAATTGATATGTCTAGTTCTTCTGTTGCTGTAACAGGCTTACCAAAATCATCTTTATTTACAGGATTATAATCTCTTCTAATATACTCTTCTTTAAGAAGATTTAATTTTTCAACAAGATTTTCAAATATATCTAAACCACTTTCACTAGCTTCTACTCTTGAAATATGTGTGTCACCAACACTCATTTGTATTTTATCTGAAACTTCTTTTAATTCTTTATTAGAAAGTTTAGTTAAATTTTCTTTAGTGGCTAAAGGGTAAAGATTTTTAATATACTCTTCTTCTTCAGACTTATAAAACCCCTTCATTTTTTTTTCGTGTTTTACAAGTTCAGGACTTTTATCCATAACATCGTAATAAGTTTGATACAAACCGTCTCTAACTCTTTTAAATATTTCTTGCCCTTTTGGATTTTCTATTTCTCTAGCTTTTTCTAAATTTTTTAACTTTGCTATAGAGGCACTTAAAGTCCCACTACCAGAAACCTTCTTAGCTAGGGGCGCAATAAGTTCATCCATTATACCAGTACTACCTGCTGCTATAGCTACAGGTGCTGCTACTAGTGTACCTAGTACTTCTCTTCTGCCCTTATCAAAAGTACCACCTGTCATTACTTCTGTTACAGCATCTACTGCTTCGTCTATACCGGACTGTACACCCCTAGCTAAAGGTTTTACAGCTAGTGCACCTGCAATAGGCAGTGCTGCTGTTGCTGTATCAGTGATAGCATCTACGTACCTACCTTCTCTAGTAGCTTCACCAGCATCCTGAAGTCCTACAATAGGATTAAGCAGTTGGTTAGCTTGACCAAGACTACCTGCATACGGACCTAAGTAATAACGAATATTATCTTCTAATTTTTTACTTCTTTCTAACCCACGTTCCCTACTAAAAAAATCTGTTATTTTATCAAGAAGGTCTGGTTCTATTTGTCTAGGTTTAAAAGATTGAAAATCATCGTCATTGTTAATGCCTAAAACAGAATTTAATATTTTTTGTTTTTCTTCTGAATTTAAATTACTCATTAGCATTAACCTTTAATCTAAGTTGCTTAAGTGCATTTAGTGCATGTACTTGACCTTGCATCCTATACATTACATTAGCTTCTTCAGTTTGAGAAAACATTCTATAACTATTCTGAATACGTTCATCAAGTTCTTTTTCAAAAGCATTCCATGCCTCAAGGTTATTTACTAATATTTTTAAACTCACTGAATTGGTCCTCCACCAGTATTAGCTGAGAAGCCTTGTTCTCCCGGTGTAGGCACTGAGCCTGTACCTATAGTACCCCCACCACTGCCTTGTGTGTCTTGAGCCTGTGTGCCTGCTGGGAGAGGCTGTGCGCCACCAGCACCTTGAGGTGCACCCTCTGGTGCAGGAGGTGGTGGATTTTCTGCTTGGAACTTCTTAAGTATTTCAGCTTGTATTGCTGCATCTGATAAAGAGTTTACTAATTTATCAGGGTCAAGGTCCATAGATTTACAAATCTCACGAATAATATAATCTACTCTTGCAAAAGGTGCAAGCACAGGATTTTGAATAACACCAAGGAATTGCATTAACCGTTGACTACGTACTTCGTTAGCCATAAGACTTTCAGTTCCACGTGCTTTAACTTCTAAGTCTCCTTTGATTTCTTCATCAAAGTCAAACTGCATGTTAAAATTAAAGAAAGCTTTTGCCATAGGGCCAAGTAAGTAATCGTCTACATTCTTAACTACATTTCGTATAGAACCATTAGCAGCAGACATAAGCATACTAATGCCAGAAGCTGTACGTCCGACACCTGACACCCCCGTTTGCCCATGAGCAAAGCTGGGGAACCCTGTAGATTCATCAGAAAGTACTCTGGCTTTATCAAACATCTGCATGTTTTCATTAGATACATTGGGGAACTTAGTACCAAAAATGGCTTGTCCGGGTGCACCCCCTTGCCTACGAAACACTTTGCCGGGATACACACTTAAGTCTTGCCCCGGAACTAAGTTAGTTTCATCTACCTCAATAAGCATATTACCACTTAATGCTGCATTGTCTACAGCCATACGCATAAACCCATTCATAAGAGTTTGGGTATCATCCATATTCTCAGCTAAACCTACACCAAAGATATTGTAAGGGTTAATCTCATAGGGTACTGCATAGTAAGGAATAAGTGTAGGAGTAAATGGATTCATAACAAGACGTAGTACTTGATCATTACAAATCCAAATATTTACACTTACTTCATCTAAACCTTTTAGTTCTTTAGGTATATCAATATCATGTCCTTCAAGAACATCTATGTCTACATTACCCCAAAACTCAAGTACCTCAAACCTTTCAGCTTTAGACTCTTGAGCATCATCTTCCATTGCTTGCTCCCACCATTCTTTTGTGTAGGACTCTCCAACATCAATAGCTGAGTCAATAGAGTTTGCCCTAAAGAAAGGTCGGCTCTTAAGTGATCGCATTTGAGAACGAGACATTTTATGGCGTTCAATTACATACTCTGCTTCATCCATATTAATTGCATCAGGATCAGGATAGAAGTTCCAAATAGAAACAGAAGAAGTTTGTGGAATAGTTTTTATAGTAGGGGAGTATTCACCTTCATCATTCCAATTAGGGTATTCCTTGTCCATAGCAAATGGACCTTTCATAACCCCTGTACCAAACAAAGAACATTCAAATGCAGTTACACGTAATTGTTTATTAGCATTAGACTCTTCAAGTTGATCATGGATTTTCTTTTCCATTTTCTTAGCTGCAATCATTGCAGGATGAATAGTTACTTGAGTAGGTGTACTTCCTACCCCTTCTTTAAGAATATCAAGTACAGGCTCTAGCTTATCCTGTAGCCCTGCAAGACGTTCTTGTAGTTGAGGATAGGTTTCACCCGGAAGAAGCTGCATATCTTCTTCTGTTGGCCCTGTTGCTTTTTTAATATTATCATCAGTTTCAAAGTGTACTGATCCTGCAACACCTTCAGGTAAGGTAGTAGGTTCAATACTAATAGGAAATTTATTGTTGCCAAATAAAACATCTATAATCTGCCCATAGGCAGCAAGTACTTTTGTTTTAGTTACTTTAACAAACACACGTGATTTTTCTGTAGAAGTAAACTGTACATCAGGTCCATACAATCCACGATAATTACGATAAGCTTGCAACCACCTACGTTCTTCAGTGTCTCTAGCTAGAGAAGATTTTGAATACCTATGTTTAACTAAGCTAACTATTGTACCTGAAAGAGGATCAGAATAAGAATCTTCTTCACTGTCAGTTAAAGCTGTAGACTCTTGTGAATCCATTGTTTCTTCAAATTCTTCTTCCATACTATTTCCTTAATATCCAAAAGTAGGGTCACTTGCTTGAAACCCTGTACTAGTAGCAGGGTTATAATCAAACAAGTTACTTCTTGGTCTTGTCATTATGCCATACCTTAACGCATCATACAAGTGGTCTTCGGCATGTGTATTCACATCTTCAGGGTTATTTTTATCTAAAGGCAGTGCAGGTAATTGTGAAATTATATTTTTACAGGTATTAAAAAATACAAGTCTAGGTTCTTCTGTAAACTCGTCTACCTGCAATCGCCTATGTAATTCATTCTTACCAGCTACCCTAGAGCCTTTTGATCTATCAGATGGCCTCCATCTGCAACCTTTCATAATCATTTGTTCAGCAAGAGATGGGCCAGTATCGCCACGATTATGCCACAAAGAAGAGTCAAGAACTCCATATCTTATTTTCTCCTCTTGTTCTACATCTAAGATCATGTCAGCTAAATCTGTAGCAATAATTTTACTTACATACATTTCTCTGTATACTATAATTTGTTCTGAAGGACTTACTGCTAACCATACAACACCAGTATGAGAACCATACCCATAGTCACATGCTCTAAACTTAACCCAGTTACTGGGTATATCAAAAGGTTCTATAACATGAATACTACGATTAAACTCAGGAAATGCTGCACCTTCATTTATATCCCAATCACCTTCTAGCAATTGCCTACGTTGATGCTCTGGTAAGGATAAAAGATTTGCTTCATACATACCATCTTCTGCTAGGTATGGATTATCAAACAAAGTAGCAGGTATAAACCTACGTTTAAATAAAGGTTCACCTTGTCTTGAGTGTCCTTTAGGCCATGCTACTATTTCACCAGTGTTTATATCTGTAGCCCAGAAAGGTTTATTGGGTGTTTGAGGGTCAATAAAAGTCTTTTTAACCCATTGATGTCCGGGGCCTCCGGGGTTACTAGTGGCTCTCATGTACAAAGGTAGCTTACTATCTCTATTAGTACGTAACCTTGACCTCATATAATCCCAAGGATAAGGGCTAGGCCATTGTGTAAGCTCATCGAATCCAATCCAGTTAAAGGCTTGGCCTTGGTAACGCATAACATCATCATCTCTGTCAAGGTAACTCATCCACAGTGTTGCGCCTGATGGGGCTACCCAAGTCTTATCTCTCTCCATAAACTTAATTCCGGGAACAGCCCTTGGGTATAGCTGTTTAGAAACAGAAATAAGTTCTCTTAGTTCTTCTGTGCTACGTCTAACTAACAACATCCTAGCACTAGGATTAGAAAAATATCTTACTGGGTCTGCTATTAAACTATAGCTCTTACCCCCACCAGCAGAACCTCCATAAAGAACCTCTTGTTCTGTTGACGACAAAAAAGAAGTTTGAGGGCCGGGATTAGGTTCAAAGATTACATCTTCTTTAGAGTAACTCTCCGACTGTGTTGTTTGTGCAACACTTGAGGTCTTTTCCACCGAGTCTTTCTTCTTCGAGTTTTTTCGCCTTTTCGAGGGCGGCTTTGTATTTTTCAGCAAGGTGGCGTTGTGCTGCAGCTTCTCTCTTACGTTTGCGTTCAATTTTTACTCTCTTCATTAATCCTACATGGGATATGTACCTACCAGATTGTTCACTTAACCAAGCTGATACATCTCTATAGCTATACTGTTTGAGATATTTTTTAGCTTCTTCTAGTAGTTCTAACTCTTCTGGTATAGGTCTAAGTATATCTTTATCTTCAGAGTCTTGTTTATACCCAAAAGGTATTAGTCTGCCTACTCTTACTACTGACCGCCATTCAAACTCTTCATCTTCTCTAGGTGCAGGTAACTCCCACACTTTACCTATGTTACTCATCTTTAGGCGGTAAAATAAATAAAGGATTAGAAGTAGACACTTCTACTTTATCTGTAGCTTTAAATCCACCACGATCAAGAATATCTTTTGCTGCTACTATTTTTTCTTTATTACCAAGATCAGTAGGGTTATCCATGATATGCTTCATAGAATATGCAGCTTTAGTAGCTGTAGTAGAAATAAACTTTTTAGTTCTTTCTGCAATTTCTTCTTGCAAAGCATTTACAATAGAAGAAGTAGAAACATTTTCCGCATAGCCAGCTAACTTACGGGCTTGAGCAGGTTCTCCTTTAGCCTCTTCAAAAAGAACATCTAAAAACTTTTGTTGTTTTTCTGTTAAGTTTCTCATTTAACTTTCCTATACGGCTTTACTTTGGCTGCAACTTTCTTAGGTTGAGCCACAAACTGCTTACCCGCAGCAGTGCCTTTTCGTTTAGCTCTAGTTGTAGAGGCATACTGAGAATCACTAAGAGACTTAATAGCCTTCTTAGGTAGATACCTTTCACCTGTGGCCTTTGGCCCTTGTGTTGAAGGCTTACCACTTTTAGTAGTCCACTTCTGCTTAGTCCAAGACTTAAGGCTTTTTTGACTTTTTGTTAGTGCCATCTACTTTAGCCTTTGCTGTTTTACTTAGGTCTTTATAGTGAAATAATTTTACACTTGTTTTACTATGTGCCTTACCAGTATGCAAAGAGCCATCAGGCATCTTGTGAGTACCACCTTTATGTTCAGTACCATCCTTCTTATAATGCTTTACGCCCTTCATGCCTTGTATCCCCCGCCTTTAGCTTTGTATTTTTTAGCAACCATTTGTGCTTTAC